GGCGTAAGCCTTAGCCAGTACGAGCGAAGCGTAGGTGATGGTGTCACCGGCTGCTACTGAGGGCGTGTCACCGAGTTCAAAGTCCTTCGTAGCCGCACTCCACCGGAGGTGCCGGTTGACGGACGGAGGAGCAACGTCACCAGCGAACTCCAGATCAGCAAGGTTCTGGCCAGTAGTCAGGACAGGACGCAAGGCACCGTTGTTGCGAGTGTTGTAAGCGACACCTGACAGGGTGAGGAACCCGAGCTGGTCGATACGATCAGCAGCCCAGTACGCCAGTACATCGCGGCTTTCCTTACGGAAGTTGACGATGGATGCTTGGTCAGCCATGCGGCCAGCCAGACGGTTAGCGTTACGCAGTTGGTCGATCTGGATAACTGCTTCGGAGAGACCCATGGCCTCTTCGTTGCCTACCAGCATGTAGTCCCCGACAACACCGTCGCCTTCCAGATCCGGGATCAGGGTGATAACGGCGCGGGCGCCTTTCTCAGACTTCTTCAGCTCGGTAATCCGCTGAACCATCGAGTTCGGGCCTTTACCGGCAAATTGCGCGATGAAAGAGTTGTTGCGGGCCATCTTCCAGAACTGAAGTGACCACGCGGTTTTTTCTTCAGCAGTTAACAGTGCAAAGTTAGTTGTCGCCATTAGTAATACTCCGATGAAACGGTAAAAACAATGAGGTTCCTTTTCCCCGGTAACGTCGGAGTGACGAAGCGGGCACTATCGTAGCCCGAGCACGTATATAGGGAGATTTTACACAAAATCGCCACGTAAGCGAGCTATTACCGCATCTGGCAGGGCATCGAACTCTTCTTCCGTCAAACGGGAGATGTCGATCTCTGGCTGCTGCCCACCACCACCGGCTGGCACAGTGGGAGGCTGCTGTGCGTTAGCTTTCAGATTACGCTGCACAGCAGCGGAGCGCTGTGAAGTACCCGGTTTGGCAGCAGCGTTTTTCAGCGGGATACCGTACTGCTGCAACACCATCGCCGCTGCGCGATCCATAGCCTCGGCGGGCGTGTGGTGCTTACTTATGTAAGCGTCCTGAATGGTCAGCACTTCATCGACCATATCTTTGCTGAACGAGGTCGATTGCGGGTTGAATACGTCATACGCCTGTTCAAGCGTATGAATGACCCGCTCTTCGTCCTCCTGCAAGCGCATAGCCAGTAGCCGCTGCTGGATCTCTTTATCTAGGTTCGCAGGCTCCCCCCTAGCCCCGCTCTGTGCGATTGCCGCTTCGGCAGCTTTACGCGCTGCGCCTGTGAGCATCTCACCGAACAGCTTATTAGCGGTATCTAGGTCACCGTCGAGCGCCTTATCGAACATTTGTTTGGCGTTATCGCCAAAATCAAATTGCAGATCGAGTTGTTGGCTAACTTCTGCGGCGGCAGTACCCGGTATAGAGGCGTGCTGCTTGAACACCTCAAGATCGCGGAGATACGCTTCCATCTCCTGTACACGCGCTTCTGCCTGCCTACGGCGACTTGCCTCTTGCGCTAGACGCCAGCTAGGTACAGCACCTTCTTCGTGCTCCGGCTCTGCTTTTGCCTCGGGTTCCGGCTCTGCCTCTGCCTCTGCCTCTGCCTCTGCCTCTGCCTCTTCCTCCGGCTCAGGCTTTTCCTCCGGTTTCGGCACTTCTGGAGGCGGCGGGGAGGTATCAGCCAGCATCATGCTGGTAAGCGGCACCCCGTCTTCTATGTCCTCATACGCCTTGCCGTGGGAGAGGTTCTCTTCTTCGATTTCGTCAGCACCAGCGAATACTGGGTTTTCGTTTCGTTTAGCCATTAGTCTTTCCTTATGGTCCTATCAATACCTTTGGATTGGTGCCGTAGCTTCATCTGTTCCTTCTCAAGCGATATCAGCTCTTTTTCTCGTGCCACCTGATTCGCCTCCCTGCTCTGTTGCAGACTGACCTTCAGCTCACCGCCCTTCACGGCCAAGTCTTTCTTCACTTTGACACTCTCGCCCGCGCTGCGCACTTTAGCATCCAGCAGTGCTAGATCACGCCTGAGCATCAGGTTCTCTCTGGCCATCTGGATCTCCATATCCATACGCTCGCGTTCGATCTCGTACTCTGGAGTGTTCCGATCAAGCGTGGCCAGCTTAGCCTGCGCCTCAGCGGTAAGCTTCTGCACCTCCGCTTGTGCCTTCTGTACCTCCAGCATAGCCAGCTGCTGCATGATCTGCTGTTTGAACTGCTCCTGTTGCTGCTGCTCTTCGGTCATCTGACCGCGCCCTTGCAGCGACCGGATTTCTTCTGCCAGCTCGTCCTTATGCGCCAGATGGCTATACTCAACAACGCGGTCATCGGGGATCATTACCCCGACATTGCGTAGATTCAGCACCTCAGCGAACTGCTGATCGTTGTAGCTGTCACGGCTCGGGATGACACTGAGGCTCAGATCGTACTTACCAGCAGTGATGTTGTTGATGATCTCACCAGCGCTGGTCTGCTGATTGATGACGTACATCTGCTCCCGCTCAGTGGGCGGTTGGGTAGCGTTACCCATGCCCGTAGTGACGACTTTGAAGGTGCGCTCTTCCGTATAGTACTGCTGCACCAGCTCCAGCACTTTTCTACCCACCAACATGCGCGTCAGCCGCAGATTCTCAAGGGGGACTTGGAGCTGCACCTGCCCGCGCATCTCTTTCTGCTTCAGCGCTACCCCGGACACCTCGGGGTTATCGAAGCCTAGCTGCGCGTTGTTGACGCCGCTGATGGTTTTGATGAACTCGGCGGATTTGAGGGCGGCTCGTTCGATGCCTGCGGGGACTTTGTTGGGCTGGATTTTTTCGGGGGGTTGTTTACCGGGGTTGATTTCGAGAACCAGACCAGTCTCCGCGCCCTGATTTCGCAAGTCATCAGCCGTCATCCCCGATAGGCTATTACGCTCCATAATCCAGCCGCTGTTGGCGGTGGTGTTGATGATGTGCAGCTCTTGGCTCGCCAGCTTGTTCAGCTGCTCCTGCGGGCTGAGCAGGTTACGCACCAGTCCGAACGGCTTACCGCGCTGAAAATACAGGAAGTACGGGATTATGGTGAACGTCGAGTAGGGGCTCCAGTCGTCGTGCAGCAGTACGTGATCGGCTGTCACTGTCCACCGCACTTTACGACGCGGTCGCTTTATCAGCCCCAACTGGTTCTCAAGAGCGAACATTTCTATGCGCTCGTCGGTCCATGTTGTTGGCGCGGGCTTGGTATCCCCAGTGATTAGATCAACGAACTCCACACAGGGCTGGATGCGAATGTGCTGCCGCTCAACGACGCGCACCATCTTCACCGTCCGGTTCTCAGCCTGCGATGCTGACTGCATCCCGAACAGGTTGAACAGAGAGTCCTTCTCGCCAAACGTGTTAGAGCTGTTTTCCCACAGTACGGAGTCGGGGCCGTACGTGTTGATCTGGCCGAACCCGGCCTCGATCTCCTGCCGCTTGTTCTTTCCGTAGGTGTCCTCTATCTGGTCGAGGCTGAGCCAGTCGGTGTAAAACACCTCGTTCCATGTAGCGGGGTCGTACTCGCTGGCGTCCGGGTCGATGATGACCTTAGTCGGGTCGAGGCTGCGCATAGCTACCTCACCCATAAGGTTATCGTTGAAACTTATGCGTAGATCGAAGAACCCACGCCCGTCCTGAATGACTCCATCCGCGAACACCTGACCTTCCAACCACTCGTAGTTGTTAGCGTCACAGATCGCTGTGGCGAGCTTAGTCATAACGCCGGGGGTGTGCTCAGTACCCTCCAGCTTAGGGGTGTAGCGGAACTCGACACTGTTAGCCGCCTGCTCACCCAGCACCGCGTTTACTGTGCTAAGGACTAGGTTAATTGTCAGCGCTGGCCGCCCTTCGGACTCCAGTTTCATTCTATCGGACGGTGCCCACTGCTCTCCGCGATAGAAGTCAGAGCAGCGCTGCGCTGAGTCGATATAGTCAGTGTGCCCGTTGTCTCGCGCTCGTGTGTACCGTAGCCACTGGTCCTCTACGACGCGGCTCGCCTCACTGGAGGAGAGCGTTGTCTTCTTGTTACTGGGGGTCTGCTGCGGGATCATTTATTACTGCTCCGGTACCACAAGCGTTAGTTGGTAGGGCTTACTGCTGCATCTGTGACATCAACGTCTGCGTTGTGATCTTAGCTGCCTTCAAATACTCGATAGGTGTCCATTCCTCCATCGGCAGTTCAGTACCAACCGCTGCGGCAAACCCTTCAGGGTCTTCGGCGTACAGCTTCTTAGTCATCATACCGACCCCCTGCGCCAGCTCTTCCGGCGACTCGACACCGAGCCCCATC